CTTACCAATTCTACTAGCAAAGTATGCAGTCATTGTAGTTTTTACATTTTCCTGCAAAGTATTGATTGACAAGTTGGTGTAATCTGGGTTATACTGGAAGAACACATTAGTCTCAATAAAAGTATCAATTGGATCTGTAAACTTCAATGCGAAAGACGCAATTGATAACTGATCAACAAGTACTCGTATATTAGACTTAGCAGTATCTTCTACCACTTGTTGCTGTGCAGAAGTAACTCCCTGTGATTCTTTAAAGTCGATAGACACAAACGTCACACCATACTCTGGTATGAGGTTGTCTTCTCCACCCCAAGAAATAATATCATTAATCAATGCACCGTAGTTACGGATGATTAGGTTAGAGTAATCAGCATGAGTTACCATTCTATTCTGCGATGCATATCTGAATGGTGAGTTTCTGCGAATAGATGATAGTGATTCTTTATCGTCACCACCAACAGAACGGTTTACTGTAGAAACAATAGGTAGTCTTTCTAGACCAACACCAGAAACTGGTTCGGTTACTTCTACTGTGTTCAATGGTTCGAACAACCTTGCACCATTTGCATTTGAACCATCGACAGATAGATACTCGACAGTAATCTTAGTACCTGCTTTTGGTACCGCACCAAGTGTGGATCCATTACCGAATGTTAACTCAAAGAAACCATTAGGTGCTTCTTTAAGAATATATGCCGGTGTTGTAGCAGTAATATTAGTTGCGGTCTCTAGATTGATATAAGTTGTGAAGTCAGATGATGTTGGACTATCGTATATTTTAATGATTGCAGTCTGTCTATCCAAATTAGTATCCGGTATAATATAGACTGTGTCTTCTGCGTCTTCTCCTGCGAAGAATGTTTTGGTTTTAGCAATACCTTCTAAGATAGGAATGTTTACATTACCATCAAGTGTTTTAAATTGAAAGAAGTTATTACCGTCATTTACTGCTTCGATCAGTCCTTGTGTTTGGAATGTGTACGAGGCATCATCAACGGATGATGTGAATTTATAACCAGACAATATTTGTAGTTTCTCTGGTACGTCATTTTGGTCAACACCAATATTGAACGACAAGTTAATTGTTGCTTGGGCAGATGTTTTTGATTGAGGAATATAACCTAGAGTTTCTGCATGAGATACCACACTAGACCTTAACTGAGCAGTGTTCAAAAACGATTCGTTCAATGCCATGTTTGCAGTCAAACCATTGATATGCGTATTGTATGCTAGAACGTCCAACAGATTAGATAATCCAGACGCATCAAAATCATAGTCTTTAAACTCTGATTGTTGTTTTAAATACGTCTTTAGATTAGTCTTTATCGAGTCAAAGTCTAAATCAGATGAATTGATTGTTGTTGCCATTATCGTAACCTACTTAGTTTAAAGAAGAACTCAAGTTGGTCTCCTTGGTTAATTATGTTATATATTATTGATATATCCAGTTGATTATTATCAGCATCTGGTATACACTTAATCTCTTGCACTTGTGCTCTGGGTTCAAAGACCCGTATCTGCTCCTGTATAGCATGTTTGATTTGCCCTACACTAGCATCATCTGCTAATTCAAAAAGATAAGAGTTTAGGTTAGCACCCATGTATGCATTAAAAGGAACCTCTGTACGTTGGGTCATAAGTAAATTTCTTAACGATTGGTTAACAGCACTGACTGCTGTTTTCTTATAAACGTCCCCCGCTCCTTTCACAGCAAAACTAAGATCCAGATCAATAAACTCTCTGTTCTTAGTTGCGTTTACTTTGGACTGTTTTGATAGTCCTCCGTCTTCGATTGAAAATGCACGTGCCATTATAGTTTCCTAATTTCTATAGTTCTATTTATACGTCATCGAGCACTTCGATTAGTTCATTCTTAGCAAAAAGTTGACCATTGTAATATGTCTCAACTCCTCCTTTGAAGTATACCGTGAAGTCCTCTGGTACTTTAGGAACCTCTATTGCTATCTGAGCAGTAAGAGATCCGTCTGGATTCCAGTTATCATATTCTAAAGTGAGTTTATTATAGTTACCGTAGTCCTTCCAATACTCTGCCAGATCAAATGTTCGTTCGAAATCAATCTTACCAGACTCGTCAATTAATCGGTAAACTACTAACTCACCGTCTTGTTTCTTTACATTGTCCCCTGCAACTGTCTCCAAGGGCCCACCTCTATACACACCTTCTATTACTACCAGTCTTACATCCTTGAACATATCAGTGTTGCTATTGATCATACGGAATAGTTCTGCATGTAGATATAGGTTACGTGCAAGTTGCTTACGTGCATCTTGGTCGGTTTGGTATTTCTTAATGGTGGTCAAACTACATGGGTTACCTTTACTTCCTAGAAACTTAGAGAGTGACACGCCAGGCGATAGTTTCAACCCAGAGTCAATAGTGTCTGCGAAGTTTGGGTTGTAGTTTGCATCTGGTACTATAGTTATCATTTGAATCTCTTGCCTCTATTTTTAACAGAGTTTCCTAGTGCTATGTACCCGAACCTTGGAGATGTCTGCTTCTTGGCAACACGTCCAGTCTTCGATGGCAATGGTGCCTTCCACTCTGCGTTTAATTGTTTCTCACCTATCAATAAGTCTACTACTACTGTTCCTTCATCATTCGCAATTGTTTGATTTGCGGGATCTCTTAGTGTAGAACGTATCTCATCCATAGTCGGGACTTTTTCATATAACCCTGCATAGTCATCCCTAAACAATAACGTATTACGCAGATGGTCTTTGGGGTCAATAGCAATTGCTCTAATGGACAGATGACCATCTGATAGTATACCTGCAACTGCATCACATATAGGTATAGGTTTTACGGGTGCAATGCTTTCCATATTAGTAGGAACATCCGGAGCACCACCACTTGGTTGTCCAGGCGATTCCTTATCTGCTTTCTTTGCAGTCATAGCATTCTCTGCTTTATGTGCAAACTTAGATTTGATTGCTTCCAATGCTTGTCCATGAAACGAACCATAGAAAGATGCACCAGATGTAAATGGTACTGCACCCTGCGGCCCCATGTACACGGGAGATGTCATCTCTACTTGTTCACCACCCATCACACCTTTCATACCTATAACTGATATTTCAGTTGCGGATATGTTTGTCTGTAGTGCGGACATGCCGATCTCTTCTTCGGCAGATACTTGGAATCTATTGGCAGTAAATATTTCTGCCTCTGCACCAATGTTATTTTTCCAGTAACCTTTTACGATATGGTCTTCATTACCCAATACAGTTCTTGCTTCGTGTTCTACCGTCTTGTATACTGCCGTACCTTTTGTCGTGTAGTTTGTATTGAGACCTACCTTGGTCTTATTGTTCTTACGTATATCAGTATTGACGTTACCGTCTACCTCAACATTATAGTCTCCCTTCACGTTAACATTATAATCTCCGGTAACCTCTAAGTCAAGGTTTCCGTTATATACCATCTTACCATTACCTTCGATGATAACAGTTTGGTCACCCCCAGTCACTTCTACTTTGTTGTTGAGGGCGGCAATAACCACGGATCCGTCTGCACGTACTTCTACACCTGCACCCTTACGATGCTTGATGAGAATACGTTCACCGCCAGGCGTGTCATCATATGAAATGATATGACCAGACGAAGTCTCTTTTACTTGGTTGAATGGAAAACGAGATGGTTCTTGATCTTCTAGATTGAGATCTGTACCAATGGTACCACCACCAACATAAAGGTTTTCTACTTTTAAACCACGTGCAGACCTATTAATCGATGACCCGTAATAGTATTCGTGTTTGGGATATTCACCAGTAGGATCTTGGAACCCGTCATGAGGCACACCTTCGGTGTTCTCAATTGCAGGATTATTACCTAGTGGTTCTTTTTTAGTTGTAGTTGTCATACTGGTCTCGCACTTACTAGTTCTTTTCTAGTTTTAGATGTTTCGGTTAAAGGATCCTTATATACAGACTTCTTACCAAACTTGTTTTCAACATAAGATAGTACATCAAAGTAAGGGTCTTGAGAGTTTGCATCAATAGCATTGTGTCCCAATACTTGTCCACCAGAACACTTCTTATAGAAAGATGCAATGATTGTCTCCAATGATGCGTATTGTGTCTGAGTAAATGATGTAGATGATAGGTTCAACAATGGGTTATCTGATTCGGATGGTACGTTAACACCACCAATTAAACACACATCAATACAATTAAACTTGTGTCTGTTAATATCACTTGCATCTGCAATGTTGTTTAGAGGGAGTCCACGTTGCACCGTACCATCTCTTCGAATGATATAGTGATATTGTATCCCTAAGTGTCCTGCATCATTTTGCCTAAGTTGTATTTCTTCGGCACCTATGTTGGCATTCGTATAGGTCTCACTTGCGTGTACTATAAGTTCTGAGAACTCACGAGTGGATTGATGCATCTCCAACTCTAATTCTTCTTTAGAATCTACGTATGGGAATTCTCTGATATATCGATCATATCGTTTTGCTAACTCTTTTAGATCTAGATCTTCGGTATAGAACTCACCTGCCTCTGATACAACAGATCCAGATATAGTAGCATCGATGTTATCTAATGCTGATTCAATGTTTTGCATTTTACCAGAGAAAGAATCTATCTCACTGTTCGGTATCTTTTGTGCTTTTGCTTTGGATATGACTTCATTCTGTAAAGATTGAGGATCAGTTGCCGTTGATTCATTGACAATCTTCTTTAATGCATCTGAGGTGTTTCTATCAGCATTAATAAGTTTCTTTGTAGCACTTGTTAGGTTGATGTCACCACCATTCATGACATCTGACATTATATCACTTATTAAATTATTGTCAAGTGCTACTAGATTTCCGAACAACCCCTGTAGTTGATTCCCTATACTACCAGTCAAATCTTCGAATAGGTTTGCGGCGTTACCAAGTTCAGATGATATTCCAGATGCTACATGATCTAACATATCACCGACTGCATCTCCCAAACCTGCTACCACACTCGTTAGTCCGTCACCGATAGCATCTGTTACTTGACCTAATGTAGATCCTATTGCACCTGCAAGACTATCTGTTGCAGTGGCACTTGCCTGTGCTACCTTATCACCGATACCTTCTACTGCACTTACCGCACCTGCGACCTCATCCAATAATGCTCCGGAGTTTGCTTTGCTTTTTACTTCATCCATCTTAGATGTTACATCGGACATGGAAGAAGTCAGTTCTGAACCCAGTCCAGTGGATCCACCACCTTGATCTTGTTTAGTAGAGGCACTTGCAACTGCGGATATCTCTGATAATAAACTTGACTTTCTTTCGGACGCAACTTCTATGGCACCTGCAATCTCATCTAATGCACCACCACCAAGTGATATAATAGTAATAGGTTCGATTGGTGGTACAATACCTGTGAGTGATGCAGTTAAGGTATCTAGTCCTTGTGCGACATCTGTACCTGTCATTGATATGGTAGCAGAGATAGTATTGACACCATTAGCACTGTCATGACCTAAAAGGTCATTAGCACTATCAAACACTAGATCAAATCCCGAATCGATTGTCTGTACTACAGTAGCAACACCGGCAGATATTCCAATGGAAAATGATGAGGCATTCGTTGACGGGTATGATGTGTTACTAGGTAAACATTGTACCATGTTGTCTGCGGTGCTAACTGCTCCACTAACAGTACCTGCAAGATTGTCTAAACTCTTTATACCATTAACCGTCTGCCCAACGTCTTGTCCTAACACAGTTGTTTTATTAACAACAAGTGCATCACTAATCTTATTGACCTTATCATTGATATCAATAGAGTATGATGTTGCTTTACTATTTGCTAGTAATTTCGCATTTAATGTGGATAACTGGTTAGACATCTTATACCTTCTTGTTTGCGTATATCTCGTATACTCTCTTTACTTCAGAATTATAATCACCTGTAATCGGAGCATAGTGTCTGCCGATTATATCACCTAATGCTTTACCTTTAGACTTATCTACGATATCAGAATTAAGTATGCGAATGTTTGCTTCTGTATGTGATGTATTTAGTTCATACAGTATGAATGCTAATTGACCCGTGTAAGAGAACCACTGATTAGTAAATGCTTTTAGTCGAGTATACCTAACTCCATTCCATCCCATCAATCCAATATTACCTTCTTTTTCCTGTACTGTATTGAATGAACTATTATTCTTAGATATCGATGCTACTAATGCAGTAGACTGCTTTATAGTATATCCATTAGATAGGAAGAATTTGACTGCCATGTCTCTACGAATTTCAACGGTTTTAGTATCTAAAGGTTCTTCACCTTGATACAGATTTTTTATAGACACATCACCTTCGTCTAAGGTGGATATTGATTGGTTGTAAAACTCTATATTAGGATCTACTCTGTCTGCTAGATCATCGTATGCTATACTGCGTTGTATTGGTGTAGGATATTCTGTGTGTGGTAATGATCCTATAATCAACGGTACCTGTGATTCTTTACCATCCATAAATATTCCGAACACGAGTGCCCCTGCCTTTACATCTGGAGAAGATCCGATACCAGATATTCCACCTTCGGTTGTTGGTATGACGCATTGTGCCCAAGGCAAATCATTCTGTGATACATATCTCGTTGATGGGTTGTGTACTCCATGTATGCGTACACGCACTCTACCTTCATATCCAAATGGGGGTGTGCCATCAACGATTGTTCCGATAAACCAACGAGTCTTATCTCCGTAATAGTTATTCATCACCACCTCTCTCTAACTTAAATATAGTCATTGCAATATCATGTCTAGTGTCTCTAAATTGATGTCTTGTATTGTAAACAATAAAATCACCACTGCGGACAGTATCAAGTTGGTTTGGTTCTTCGGGGTTATTAGCATCCTTCAGAATGTTAACTCTTATCTTATCTCCTACAGTACCACCAGATTTTAAGAAGCCTGGGCCAGGAACTGTGATATCAAATATGTTTTTATACACTGCATTCTTAAAAGCAAGACTCTCTACTTTCTTTAGAAACATCGAAGGTGATGCATGGTCGTGAATACTTTTCTTATCACCATACACACCTCTTGATACGACTTGATGAAACATTGCTCCAGAAGTTTCGTGAAGATGTTGTCCTTCAATGTTTACTTTTGAAAAGTCTGGTGTCCTATACTCTTTATTATACACGTTTTGTTTATTATAGTCAATGATTCCTGCGTCACCTGTCTTAACTAATAGTTTATCTAAATCAAAGTGCTGTGATATCTGTCTTCCATTACTCAAATCTGTGACTGTGTATCGAGATCCAATACCACCTGTTTGTAATTGCTTGAAGGTGTTTTGTATGTTACTGGTCTTTAATGACTGCACTTGGAAATATTGTGAGGTAGGATCTCCACCCTCTTCTTGCTTTTGTGTATTAGAGGGAGAATATATAAACGGTGCTCTGGCATTCCACGGTTCCTGTTCTAACATTTTATCCAGACTACCCAATCTTAGGTTGGTGTCATGTATAGACGCATATAGGTAGAACGGCATTCCCAACTCAGTAGTTGATTTACTTGTCAACCATGTTGCCGCCTCTAATGGGTTCAAGTAAGGTATTACACCTTTGAAATTGTTTTGCACAGATGGGTTTGCATATGACAAATCAACATCCTTACCACACTCATTCTGACAGAGTTTAATAATCTCTTTAGATAACTCGTCTTTGATAGCACGTGATACTGTTCTTGATTTAGAAACAAGAGCATGTTCGTCCATAAGACTGATTGTATATACCGAACTTTGACCAGAGTTGGATGACTTTATGCTACTCATTATACCAGTCATGACAAATGATCTGTCCATAACAATAGTTTCAGATTCATCTTCGGATAGTTCAGTGAGCATTTGAATATGTAATCGTTCCACACCAGAGAAATCCATAGAATCAAAAATGCCTTGGTCATCTGCAATTGCAACAGCACCCGTGATGTAAGGTTTATCTAAGTTCTCATAGAATACCAGTTCAACTATTAACGAACGAACATCTAGAATAAGGTCTGGTGTACGTTCAGATGATATCTCTGCTATCTGATATTTAAACTGCGATTGTCTTTTCATATATTAGTCTTCAGACATTGCGGATGCAAAGTCATTTGCTATTGTTTTGATTGCGTTTTTCTTTATAACTTTGATTATACGCAATTCTTCGTTCTCTTTCTGTAAGTTTTCCAGTAAGGTTATTTTAGTTGCACCACTAGGAACAGATTGTGTCAAAGGGTCTACATCTACCCATTCACCATTAGCATCTTCGTAATGATGGCACCCATTGTACTGTTCACTCTCTGTGTATACTATACCAGAAGTATCACCACCCGCCGGATTATGATAAGATATCTCTTCCCCCGCAGTGAATGTACCATCTGTAACGTTCTTAGTGTTGATGTAATATGTCAATTTATAAACACTGGTTGGGTTGAATGCAACACCACTAATGAGAACTTTCCTGCCAAATGGATCTATGTCAATTCTGACATCCAGTACTATACCATCTTTAGTCAATACCCATAGCAACGGGTCTGTAAATGTCTCTGCTTCCTGTACATCTATTCTTTCTAGTTCTATAATACCATTAGAGTTTGGGGTAACTACTTGATCCGCCACTTGAGATTGTGTTACTACATTTAAAGTGTCTATCACAAATGTGCCCATAGACAGATCTCGTTTAATAATTATTCCCTTGGTACCAGATGTAGATCCTGTTACAACTCTACCCACTTCAAAATTGTCTGGGGTAGTTCCTATCAACTTTGTACGAAAGATTGGTTTGTTATCATCATCGTAGTAGTCAACAACATCTGGTTGCTTTAATTTCATCGTTACCATTCTGTGAGGATATCGGATCTTTGCCGCCGAAGTAACCTCGTTTAATGTCAAGGGCCATCCCCTTTCACGTACGTGGTCATTTGTCAAGAAGAATGTCCAGTAATAGTCCGTAGTACCATATATTCTAAATGATGTTTGATCTGGTCTTTCGTTTCGTGGTATCACGAAGTCGTTAAGCATTACATCATTAACCTTTACTTGATCGATAACATCTACATATGCAGTCAAGTTATTGGCAAGAGACAAACTGTTCTCAGTGCCGAACTTATATAAGGTAGGATTAAAATTCTTAAAGTATCCCATTAGAATCCTCCTTCTACATCTGCACGTGTAAGTGCTCTAGTTTCTTGGAATGCTAATGTCATATCAATCTCCATGAAGTTACCATCTTCGTGCATTGCCATAGAAGACGCATTATACGTTGTAGACACGTCACGCAAGTAACAGGGTTTTATCTTTGCCAGATTAGGTATCTCGTTCTGACCATACTTGAATTCTAAATTAAACTTATTAGGGAACCTATAACCTAGAGATATTGCTTGTCCTCCGATCTCAGAGACAATATCTTCTGGATATAATTCTGTTCGGAAGAACTTGACAATCTCTGTGATTTGATTTGCTTCCATAGCACTCTTGGCAATCATCTTAAATGTAAATGAGAACTCACGTATGTTAGGTTGTTTGAAAAGCACACGAGAGTTAGGGTTAAGTGTAACACCACCACTAATCTTCTGTGCCGCTCCTGCTTCTGCTCCGAATGAACTCATTTTACCTGCAAGTTGAATACCTGCAAGTTTTGCAAGATCTGATCCTGCACCACTACCTAATCCACTAACAAAGGATCCAATACCTTCAACCATAGCACCTGCCATACCCATACCACCTTCCATGAGTGCACCAGTAGCACCTAGATCAAAGTTTTCGTATGTTACGTTATCACGGAATGCTAAACCTATAGGAAGATACAAACATACTTCTCTACCAAAGTTATCAATTGTTGCTTTAGTGTTTACTTCGGATGCATCACCTTTAAATTGGTTCTTGTTTTCTACCAAGGTTTTATATTCTTCTGATACCTTCTTTGCAGACTCTTCGAACTCTGCCTCATTTTTTGACTCTGATTTTAACTGGTCAATCTTTTCGTTATATGATTTTTTTAGTTCTGCGTTATCTTTTTTCTCTGAGTTAAATACGTCAGTTAATAATCTACTTACACCAGTCTCTGTAGTCTCAATAACGGAGAATACCACTTTGGCGGCATACTCAGAAGTGTCCATAGGATAGTATAGATTTTGTTTATCCTGTACTGTCGGATCCACTGCTTGAGGTGCAGAAGATTTCCCACCCGCTGCCCTATATATTTGTTCCGGAGTTAGAACGTCACCGACCTGTGCGTCCATTATGTCTTGGTTGTTATCTACTGGCATCTTATGTTTTCCATAAATAGGTTTAAACTGTTATGAATCTATTTATATGAAAACTTACAAAGGAAAGTATAAAATTAAGAATCCAGACAAATATCTGGGGGATCCTTCGAACGTGATATATCGTTCGGGTTGGGAACTCGCAGTTATGAACTGGGCAGACACGTCTCCACAAATAAGAAAGTGGGGTAGTGAAGAAACTGTTATACCGTATATATGTGAAACTGATAGGAAACCACATAGATACTTCATGGACTTTTCTCTACAGTATGACAATGGTAAGGTCGTATTGGTTGAAGTAAAACCTCATCAACAGACATTACC